AGCTACCACGATCAGCGCATCTACTGTGTCTGCGGCGGCGCCGGCCGGTCCAGTTTCCTCAACAACGACCACCTTACACTATGGCGGCGCACTCTCATCCACAAACAGGCTCGCACGGAAGCCAGATGCTAAACATCACTTTCGTACTCTAAAGCGCCTCGAAACTATGGCGCGTCTGGAAAATGCTGGCATTCCCGAGATTGCTGCCGCCGCAATGCTTACAATCTCTCTGCGGCGACTCCAAAGCATAAAATCCTCTCCCGACTATCTCAAAGTCCGAATGCAAATCACCCACGGCATCATCATAGATGCCGAATCACAGCTTGATCTCATAAAAAGCCAGCGTAAGGAGATGCTAGCACAACTTCTCCCATCGGCTTTTCAAGTTTTGGCGAATGAACTCAACGCGAAAGCAACCACAATCACAGAGCGTAAGCATCAGGTTGATGTTGCTCGTGATATCATGGATCGCGAAGGAACATTCGCCAAGGTATCTCGTGCAGAGATCAAGCCTGTTGATGCGTTTGATTTTGAGCGGATGGACGAAGCTTCTCGTAGTATCATTAACACCATTCGTGGCATCGCAGCACCTGCTACGCCAATCCATGCGGCCGCCGCAGTAGAAGTAAACAACGAGTTCTCAAACTCCCACACGCTCTCACAGGTAGATCAACAATCAGCTCTCGATAAGCTAGAAGCCGAAGCAGCGATGCTAGAAGCACTTTCTATGGAAGGACCAGTGAATTAAGAATGGGCCTTTCGATGAAACATCGACGTGATGTTTTCAGTCCGGTTTTTGGTTCTCATTGTTTTGAGTGGCCATACTGGGCTGAAGTAATGACAACAGACATACCCTAATACCGCGCAATTCAGTTCTAACGCAGGACTCACCGACTGCAAACCCCATAGCGTTTGCGCAAGGAGTAGAGATGGCAAACATTAACACGATTCTCTCAGAAGTTGGACATGCTTTCGAGGTGTTCTTCACAGGAGCCACCAAGGTAGCTCAGGTTGCAGAGCCAATTGTAGACGTGGCTTTTCCTGGTATCGCCTCACTGTATAACCTCACTGTCACCGCTGCTATCAATGCAGAGAATGCTGCAATCGCTGCAGGTGCACAAAGCGGTAGCGGCGCACAGAAACTGGCCTTGGTTGTGGCCTCAATTGAATCTGATTATGCTGATTATGCAAAATCAGCCGGCATTTCTGCTACGCCTGCCAATGTGACAGCTTGGGCAAATGCTGTAGTAGCAACGCTGAATGCGATTCCGGCATCAACCACCACAGGAACAGCAGCATCGACAGTAGCAAATAAAGTCTCTGCTTCCACTGTGTCTACACCTATTACCTCTTCAGCTCTCTAAGAAAGCGGTTTCTGCTTGAGCGAACGAGAAACAAACCAACGTGTGCGGGATATACTCCGGTCTCTTGAGGTAGGAGAGATCGGAGATACCTTTGTGCCGCGGTCTACAGTTCTCGGATATAATCTCATACCTACAGAAATTGCAAAATCTCCGACAGAGAAAAAGCAAATCTATCGTGCGAATTCTTTGATGGACTTGTACTATTTCAGCACTATCGTAATGGGCAAGGACCGATTTTCAAAGAATCCGGATAAAGCTCACAATCTGCATTATCAAATGTGTCTCACGGTCATGAAGGATGGCCTCAAAGAAGGCATTGAGATACCGCGCGATCACTTCAAGTCCACAGTATACTCTGAGTGCTTTCCAATCTGGCGCGCTTTGCCCTTCGGCCACCGTGAGGAAGACTTCTTTACCAGTGTTGGCTACACCGACCTCTATATTGAGTGGATGCGCCGTACACATTCACAAGACATTCGCATTCTACTTGTCTCAGAAACCATCAAGAACGCCATTAAGCTCGGCATCCGTATCTCAAACCATTACGAGAACAACGCCTTCTTTCGCCATCTCTTTCCTGAGATTATGCCAACAGAAAAGGAGACGTGGACAAATGAGTCTCTCCATCAGCGGCGCACTCCCATTGGCCGTGGTCAAGGTGAAGGAACCTTTGACTTCATTGGTGTCGGTGCTGCTCTTCAGTCGCGGCACTACAACGTCGTCGTACAGGATGATCTTGTTGGAAGAGAAGCCCGTAAGAGTTCGATTGTCATGGCTGATACCATTGACTACCACCAAATCCTCGTAGGCGCAACAGACAATGACCCGAATAATCCTGGTAGAGACTTTGATGAGATAGTAGTAGGAAATCGCTGGAGTCATGATGATCTCAACTCGCACATTCGCCAAGAAGAGCCATACTTCAGTTGGACTACGCATAGTGCTCTTGGTGGCTGCTGTGCTTTGCACTCTTTTGGCCAGCCGATTTTTCCGGAAGCTTTCACAAGAGAAAAACTCCTTCGCTGGAAGCGTCGTTTGGGTAGCTATCACTTCTCCTGTCAGTTTCTTAATTATCCTATTGATCCGTCTAAGGCTAAGTTTAACATGGCGGATTTTCGCTACTTCCATTTCGAGAAGGTAACTGGTGCTCTGGCTATACCAAAAGAATCTGAGACAATGTCTCGGCTCTTCGAAACTACGCAACCTCAGCAATATCGTATCGTGGTGCGACACCATGTTGCCGCCGGCGATGTAGAAAAAGACATCTTCCCACGAAACCTTGACCGTTACATGGTTGTTGATCCAAACCACGGCGGTGCACACATGGGCCAAGAGGTCGGTAAGGATGGACGCTGCCGCCACGCTATCGCTGTGACTGGTATAAGTCGCAGTCCCCGTAGAATCTATCTCCTCGATCAATGGGCAAAAGCCGCTCCGATTGATGAGTTTGTAAAAAAGATTTTCTTCTTTGCAATCAAGTGGAAGCTTCGCGTCGTCTATGTGGAAGCAGTCGCCGCACAAAAGTTCCTCCTCTATCATCTGAACTACTTCGTAGAAGAGCACAAGCATACTCACCCAGAGATTGCTGGAATTCAGTTTCTGCCTTTGAAAACTCCACAGAATGCAAATGCCAAAGCTGAGCGCATTGAGAACTTCATTCCAATTGTCGAGCGCCACGAACTCTGGCTTGATGCTAACAATTGCATCGAAACCAAAGAAGAAGCAGAGCAGTACGGCCAGCGCAAAGGTTTGATTGATCTTCTAGATGTTCTCTCCTACGGGCCGCAGGTATGGAAGTTTGATACAGTCTCTGAAGAAAAGATCAATGAATTTCTTGCTAAACAAATGGCGCAATATCGTCGCCGCGTAGCTTCTGCGGTAGCTTAGGAGACAGCATGGATTGGGCAGCCTGGGGACCAACAATTGTAAGTATTGTTACTTGTATCTTTTTTGCTGGGGTTTTGTATTCGAACCAGTCAACTCACTCAAAGCGATTGGATGAGCATGACATTCAGCTAGAGGATCACTCAAAAGAACTGAATGCTCACTCAGTGGAGCTTGGAAAGATAAGTGCTTTTCAGAGTGGTTATGCCACGGCAAAAGCTCTCTACGATCATGGCGCTCAGGCACATCAACGTAGTTAGGAGCAAGCATGACAATTGATCCGCAGCAACTTATGTTATTCTACATTGCCAATCAAGCTGCATCGGCTTTGGTGCAGGCTTTACCTGCACCAAATGGAAATGTAGTGTACCAGTTTTTCTATAAGTTTGTAAACTTGTTAACAGCGGACTTTAAGACTTTCAGTGCGCAAATGCCGATGCCACAGTTTCAGTACACTCTCTCGGCGCCGCAGGTGCCTGGAAGCACGAGTGCCACGGAAACAATCACCTCTAACGTTACAAAGACAGTGGCCGATCCAGTGGCTTTAGCTAATATGGTTGCTGGAACAAATGCTACAATCATTTCGAGTGCCCTCTAATGCCATATCAGCCACCTACAGAAGTTACCGAGAAAGAGTTTGGACCGGACAACTACAAAAAGCTGTGCGAGTTCATCAAGGAAAAAGTTGAGCATCTTGACCGGCGGCTCCAGACATTTCGCACGGAGAAACTGCCAGAGTATGTGCGCTTGTATAAAGCTCGGCCAAAGAATCAATCTGCTGATTGGCCGTGGCCTGGCGCAGCAAATCTAGTCATTCCCATAATCGGCACTGCTTGTGACGAGTTGCTAGCCCGTATTATGGGTGGCATTTATATGTACGATCCACTCTGGGCAGCCACGATGAGTGGTGATCTTCCCTCGAAAGATGGAGAAGAGTTAAAGCAAATTGTGCAAAGCTTCCTTATGGACATGGCATATGATCCAGATGAGCTGGACTTATACCGCACAGGGATTATCTATACACCATATGAATACGAGAGTGAGGTCGAACGAGTATATCTTGATGGTGGTTTAGAGGATGGTAATCCGGTTAGATCTGAGTCCAGGGTTTTTGTAAAGCGAGATGGTCCTCATCCAGAGCTGCTGCCGCTCAACAGGTTTATCTTTGATCCATCTGTTCCAAAGCTTGAGAACATGAAGTTGATGGGCCATATCGACTCTCTGGATATGTGGGCTTTACAGGATTTGAAGTCTAAAAGTCCATATTACAAGCAGTCAGACATTGACAAGCTTCTCGCATCTCCAGATGCAGTTCAAGAAACTGAAATGGAGCGTGAAGTTAACGAGCAGTTTGGGATTGAATCCACTGGCGTAGATGCCGGAGCGGCGCGATGGTACATTTACACGTTGTTCTTTAAGTTTGATGTTCAAAGAAAGACCTACTCTTTCCAAGCAAAGTATCACAAGAAGAGCCGGAAGATTCTTTGGATAGCCTTTAACAACTATCCAAAGAACATGCTTCCATACCAGGACATGAAACTTGCATATGACGATGAATCCTATCTCGGCACCGGCTTTGCTGAGATGATTCATATGATCCAGACGGAGCTTTCTAACAATAACAACTGGCGCACAAATAATCGTAACATGGCTATGCTTGGTGTCTGGAGAGCAGATCCGGAATCCAAGCTTACCTCGATGCTTGATATTTTTCCTGGTGTTGTACTTCCAGCGAAAGAAGGAGAGCTTGAGCATATTAAATCAGCAGCGGACCTTGGATATAGCGATGGGCCAGATCAGTTTCACATGGCTATTGCAAAGGAACGTACTGGAGTAGATCCGGCGACTGGTGGAACTGGCGGTGGAATTGTAAATCAAAAGCGTGGCATCTACAGTGCTGCCGGCACTTCCATGGTTATGATGCAGCAGAATAACCGAAACAACTTGCGCACTGGTGATATGCGCTCAGCACATGTAAAACTTGGATTAAAGTTTCTGACAATGTACTCAAACTATGGTATCGGCTCGAGACTTGAAAAGTATGGTACACAGGCAGAGAGGCTCAAAAAAGCTCTCGATCAGTATAAAGCTGGCGTGCTTGGCCTGAGACTTCGGCCAGCCTCAGCTTCTATGAACAAGGAGCTTGAACGCCAGAATGATATTCTGTTGAGCGATCGCATGGAGCGGCTATACAACTCCCAGGCCCAGGTTATTCAAGCAATCGCTCAGCCACAAATTCCACAAGATCTCAAGCAGTACTATCTTGAAATGCTTCTTGCGACACGAGTGATGGGTCAGACTCTGTTGCGTGATTTTAACAAAGATAATACTGAGACGCTTCTACCGAATGTCTCAAACATTATCGAAGCCGCAATGCAACAAGCAGCGCAAGCTGCGGGAGCAGGAGCAGGAAATGGAAATCAACAAAGTGGGAGACCTAATCCCGTATCGACAGTTCCTCAAGGAATTGTGGGGCAGGGAGGAGTTCCAGCCGGTGCTGGGACTGCTCAATAGCCTCAAGCAAGAGGCTATTGATGGTGTGAGGATACTCAATCTACAGAAGTCAGCAGAAGAGGTCAAGACTCACATAGCGATTCTAAAAACACAGCTTAACCTTGCAAATATGCTTCTTCAACTTCCAGAAGTCGTTGAAGAAATTGAAGAGAACATCGAAGCTCAGAGTAGGAAAGTAACCACTTTCAAATCTTCACAGGAAGGGAGTAATCTCTAATGACATTTCTTAACTGGCAGAAAAAGGTAGCTGAAGATGGACAGGAGGGGTTTACGCTTCCTGACGATCTTCAGAAAAAGATCGACGATGGTGCTGCGGCCTCCGCAGAGCTTCCAAAGATTCGGGAAATGCTTGAAGAGCTTAAAAACATTCAAGTGACCGCTTCAGCAGAGCAAAAGAAAAAGGACGACGCCGCTGCTGCACGAGCCGCTGTTTCTTCTCGTCAAGAAGCAGAAGGTACATTGGAAGAGCAGATCGAAGCTCTGATGCTCGAAGGCAAGACCAAGCAAGCTCTTGCTTTGGCAAATCAACCTGTGACAAACGAGGTTCTACTTCTTCGCGCTGATCGCGTTAAGCGTGAGGTCTTTGAGGATGAGCAGAAATTCAAATACTACCACGGTGACATCAAGCGCGAGGTAGATGCTCTTATTGCCGCACAGAGCATTCAAGCCAAGAATGATGCCTCTGTGGTTGAAAATTGCTATAAGACAGTTCTGGGTAACCATACCGATGAACTTCTCGAAGGCAAGATCAAGAGTCGCTTCGCCTCTTC